GTAGTATAATAGTCCTCGTTATTTAATTATTTTATTATGGAGTTACAATGAGCAATGAGTTTTTGTGGGTTGAGAAATATCGTCCGAAGAAAGTTTCTGAAACAATCCTTCCGGATGAACTAAAACAAACATTTCAGAACATCGTAGACGGTGGAGAAATACTAAATATGATGTTCACTGGTACCGCTGGTACTGGTAAGACCACAGTGGCCCGTGCCATCTGTGAAGAATTAGAACTGGACTACATTGTTGTCAATGGGTCTGAAGAGGGCAACATCGATACCCTACGCGGCAAGATTAAACAGTTCGCGTCATCGGTGTCATTATCTGGTGGTTATAAGGTTGTCATCCTTGATGAGGCAGACTATCTGAATCCACAGTCAACGCAACCCGCTCTCCGTGGGTTTATTGAAGAGTTCTCTAACAACTGTCGTTTTATTATGACATGTAACTTCGAGAACCGCATTATCGAACCACTGCATTCAAGGTGTTCCAAATACGCCTTTAACTTCAACAAGAAAACTATGACCTCGCTATGTGGCGGGTTCATGCAGCGTCTCCAAAGAATCTTGCAACAAGAAGGTGTGGAGTACGATAAAAACGTATTGGCTAACATCATCATGAAACATGCTCCAGATTGGAGGCGCGTACTGAATGAGTGCCAGAAAGGTTCTGTCTCCGGTACACTCAATGTCCCTAACAGCGCGAGTGCAGATATCTCTGATACCTACTCTCAGTTGTTCGGTGCAATCCGTGATAAGAACTTCAAGAAGATGCGAGCGTGGGTAGTAAACAACATCGATGTTGAACCAGCGTCAATCTTCCGTAGTGTCTATGATAAAATGTATGACTATGTCGCGCCCAACAGTATTCCTCAGTTGGTGTTAATCCTTGCGGATTACCAGTACAAGAATGCATTTGTCGCAGACCACGAATTGAATCTTGTCGCATGTATGACTGAAGTCATGGCGAACGTGGAGATTAAACAATAAATGGGAACTCACATACACCATTATGAGATGACTCCTGCTGATAATATTTTATATTTTCCTAACAACATTGATGTTAGACTGTGTCCTAAAAACGGCATGTCTTCTATCAAAGAACTTTATCGTATCTATCAGGGCCATGATGAGTACGTAGGCCGCAAATATAGAATGGGTTGCGTTAAAAACTATAGTTGTCAGTTTGAAATGCCCTTTAGAAAAAATAGTTATCGGATAGCAGTTAAACGTGACCCTGTAGACCGTTTTAAATCTGCATGTGAATATATTTTGGCCAACCAAGCGAAGTATATTAAATCAGGTCGTTTGAATGAACTACCGAGTTTAGATAAAGAGTTGGACACTGTTTTGGATAAGATTGAAGGTGGATTATTTAAAAATAATCATTTTTATACTCAATCTTGGTATATGAACAGTACGCATGATTATAATCTGATTGTTCATATTGACGAACTTTCTCAACTTATGGTATTCTTAAACGAATCTTCAGGACTTGTATTGTCTCCCGACCAGTTGGATATTTGGGATAATAAGACTTCCTTGAAAATGTATGGTGATGTGTTGACCGAACAGCAGATACGCCGCATCAAGAAACTATACTGGCGTGATTATGAAAGCGGGTGGTGTAAAAATGAATATTAATAGTAGACTAAGTCCATTTGACTTTCTGAAAAGTATAAATGATACTAAAGTCAATCTCATTGACCAAGACCAAGATAATACCAAGTACTATAATGGGTTTGTCGTTAATAGGTCTCTGTCTTATTTTCCGGACACGGTATTCATGTCCAATGAAATGAACAGATTACATCACTTAGATGATAAGATGCAATACGACTTTCTTATAAATATTGTAAGGAAAAAGAAACGATTCTCTAAATGGGACAAACCTGAACAAAGAGCCGACATGGAGTGTATCAAGGAATATTTTGGTTACAGTGAACAAAAGGCGAAACAAGTTATTGGGCTCTTAACGGAATCACAAATAAAAACTATCAAACTAAAGGTAGCAAAAGGTGGAAGAGAATAATCTTGTCCAATGGAACTCTGATATGATGCTGGAAATCAGCCTATCGGAACCAGATGACTTTCTAAAAGTCAGAGAAACATTAACTCGTATAGGTGTAGCATCTCGGAGAGACAACACACTATACCAATCGTGTCACATCTTGCATAAACAGGGTAGGTACTTTATCGTCCACTTCAAAGAGTTGTTCTTGTTGGATGGTAAGAAGTCGAATCTAGAAACGTCTGATATGGAAAGACGTAACACTATCGCCACTCTGCTTGCAGATTGGGGACTAGTGGGAATTGTGAATAAAGAAGTAGCACGTGATTGTGCTCCAATGAGACAAATTAAAATTATCTCATTTCGAGATAAGTCTGAATGGACACTACAACCAAAATATAATATTGGGAATAGCTAAGTAGTATGTCAGATAATTATGGAATATTTGAGGATAGAGAAGAAAACATACGAACTAAAACACCATTTATAGGTCGGCTGCCATTTGATATGGGGTCGACTTATAACTGGAATGAATTTATGACTATGATGGATTCTCACCCGAACGACCTTTACGACCGTAATTCGGACAAAATGCGTATTGGACTAAACTCTTTTCACAGTCGCGGTAGTGCACCGGACTTTGCACGAAGAATTTATGAAGAGATGCAAGAAGTCTTTGCTTTACACGAAAACAAAATCACGAACATTGCGTTCAGTGGTTTCGGCCGGGCAAGTGGGTCATACCCTTGGCACAAAGATTCTATGGATGTGTTTTTGGTTCAGGTTATCAGCACGGTTGGTTTAAAGGTGGAAGGTATCGACAATAACGAACCTTTCGACTTCGAGCCAGGGATGTACGCATACTTACCCCGTGGAACTCACCACCAAGTATTCCCAAGAGAATCTCGTGTTTCATTCTCATTTGGTGTAGAGGGTGACCCAGACCCTTCAATCTATTACTAATCACTCGTTGTGGTTTATTATAAGAAGACCACGACGATTGTTTCTTGGATATCTTACAGAGATATCGAAGATAATTAAATAAAGTGATAATATTTCACTTTTCATTCTTATAATTTGTATATATAGTACCGGATGTGCCGATGGTCGGGCATCCTTTTAAACTTGCTAAATAATCTAGGAGTTAACAACATGACATTAACAGCAAAACAACTATTTCCGCGTTCGGCATTTGTCGGTTTTGATACCATGATCGATGAATTAGACCGTATCTCAAGGCGCTCGGGTGATATATTCCCCCCGCATAATATATTAAAGACGGGGAAGGATCAATACCTAATCGAACTCGCAATCGCTGGTTTCAGCGAGGATGAATTAGAAATCGAAGTAAAGAACCGAACACTGACCATTCGAGGGCAGCACAAAGATACAGGAAGAGAATATATCCACAAGGGTATTTCAACGAAGAAGTTCGAGCGGCAATTTAGGCTGTCGGAGTATGTTGAAGTAATGGGAGCTGATTTCAGTCAAGGACTACTTGCCATTAATTTGGAAGTCATAATACCTGAAAGTCAGCGGCCTCGTAAAGTTGAAATCAATGGGTCTCAAACATTAGACTCGCAACTATTAAACGAGGAGACAATTAATGCAACAGATAAAGGCCTACATGGCTAGACGTGATTCCGAAGACCTAGAAAGATTAGGTTTTATGGGTATCACTCTAGTATGTACCGTAACTGTAGTACTTTGCATAACATCTATTATGTAAATAAATAGGAGGAGTACACGCGATGTGTCTCCTCCTTTTTTATGGGTAAAAAATGAAAGCAATACAAATTGTTATGAAAGGTAATGAACGGTCTGAAGAGTATGCCTATCTCTCTCAACGTTCCTTTCAACGTGCCATCGATGATGGCTACATCGACTCCATCGAAACCTTCGATGCCATAACACCAGAAATTCCCGATTTTCAAGAACATGTAGATAAGTACAAATGGTCTAAAAGTCTTATGCTTGCAGACACTCTTGGCCAAAACCCAGATGATCACTCCCCTACAGAAAAGGCGGGTATGTGTTCTCACTGGGAACTTATGCGTCAGCAGGGAGAGTCTGACGAGAAGTTCTGGATTATGGAACATGACACTTGGTTACTCGAAGAACGATACGAGTCCTTCAAACTACTCTCTGAGTACGCAGAGAACACACTCTACGCGAATATAGGATTGTTCATGGGTATGTACTGCATGGACAAGAGTTTCGCGCACTGGGGTCACTATATGTTAACACAGAAGGATTTCCCTATCAACTGTGGCCCATACTGTGTTCTCCAACGTCTTTTCAGAACATTCACCACTCGACACCTAGAACTCCCTGAAATAAATTATTACGGAATTCGTAATACCGCCTTGCATCCTTGGACTGAATGTGATACAATAGGCGTAGGACGTGACATTGGAGTTTACTTCAATAAACGAGATAAACACAAGACTGGTATTCCGACACCAACTACTCAGTTGATTTCAAAACGTTTGTCTGTGACCCAAGAGCATCACGGATACAGTGACAAAAACCAAGATGAACCTTGGACTAGACACAAGTTTTTTAAAGTTATTGATTGACAGGGTCGTTATATTAGTGTATAATGTGTCAACTGAATGAGAGATTTATTATGATTCTAAACCAAACTGATGCAATATATGCTGCAAACATCTTCGATGAGTTCTTCGGAAGTTTCAATCGTATTGACGAATACCAACGTTCCATAAAGATGGATAGGATGAAAACTTTCCCTGCTTCTTTGCCGGGCATGGGCCCTGAGACAGATGTCTTCGATGATTTCAACATCCACCCAAACGACATGGAGTTCTCTATCTTCGAGTGTCGACAAGACCAGTTCATGACCTACATGGAGATAACAACTTCCGCTCCAGTCGAGTCGTCAATCCCCGGCAAGCAACTACTTTACATGGTCAAGGAGAAGAACACCGGACAGATATTCGGTATGATTCGTTTCGGTTCTCCTACTATCAACTCTCGTCCTCGCAATGAGTGGTTGGGTGCACCTCTCGCCACCATGAATCCAGACGTGATGCATCGTTTCAATAAGTCCGCTATTATGGGATTCAATATCGTTCCTGTACAACCAGCGGGTTTCAATTATTTGGGAGGAAAATTATTGGCGGCCATCTGTTGTTCTCATCAAGTTCGTCGTGCGCTTAACAAAAAGTATGATGCGAACATATGTCTTTTCGAAACAACTAGTCTCTATGGGTCTACTAAGTCTTCTTCCATGTATGACGGTATGCGTCCGTTCCTACGTCATAGTGGTTTGACAGACTCTAACTTTGCTCCACTTATCAATGATGAAAAGTTCCGGTCTCTCAATGATTGGTTCAAGCAACGCAACGAAGGTGACTATCTTGTTCCCGCTGACGCGTCGTCACGTAAACTCAAGACTCAGACAAAGATGGCATCTATCATCAAAGCGTCACTGAAGGGTGTGGATGATAATTCATATAATAAGTTCTGTCAGACAATTGTAGATGCGAAAGGATTGACAGAACGTAAGCGTTCGTATTATAGTACGTATGGTCATGAGGCCCAGTCAGTCAAGGACTACATGAACTTGAAGACCGACGAAATCAAACCATCAGAAAACTTTGACAGATTCGAAGTTGAGAATGTTATTGAGTGGTGGCGCAACAAAGCGTCTAAACGATATGAGACTCTCAAGTCCGAAGGTAGACTACGCACAACAGTTGAGACGTGGAATACCAACCCCGAAGAAATTGACATTATTCGGTAAAAAAGTGTTGCCAAACTGTAGATGGTTTGGTACTATATAACGGTGTACTGTACAAATGGTCGGTACACCAAACTTAAACTTAAACTTCCAGTACAATAATGTCTGGAAACTAAAAGGAAAAAACTATGAACAGCCCAACAGCAAAACCAACACCTGCAAACGTTACAGCAAAACTACTCGCCTCTACTGGTTCCGTCTTCCAAGAAAATGTTACAATTAAACTAGAAGATATCTATGTACCTAAATCTGATGTGACGGGAAATAATAATCCCTCTCGTTACACTATAGACATAGGTAACGTAAATGGAATTGCGGATTCTTTTCGCAATGGGGGTCAAGACTTGAGTCTTACCCTTCCTGTAGTTGAGAAACTACCAAAACCACTAAAGATTGACGGTAAGATTCATACATACCGTTTGGTCTGTGGTGCGCACCGTGTTGCCGCTGGAAAACAAGTCAAATTCGAGGAAATGGTATTCTCGGTCTACAAGTTTGATAGTGACAATGCCCGTCTGAAATTTCAGTTGTTGGAGAACAATCATGCCCCTAGTAAAAGTGCAACTGCACAAGACTTGTGTAATGCACTCACCTACGCTGTCTTCAAGGGATTCATCCAAAATGACGAGGAGTCTATGCGTGAGTATCTTGGGGGGATGGACAAGATTCACGGTAACACAATAAACAAAGCCATTCAAATGGCAATACGTGATACTGGTGGATATCAGGACTACCACATCTATACTCCCGAAGACATTGCAGACTTCACTAAAAAACATGATTATTCTTTGGGTGGTATAAAGGATAAGAATCGTGAAGAAGCTGGTTGGACAGTAAAAGAGGGTTACGAGTACGAGTACATAATGAACGCTGTTAAGAAGTACTCAACAGAAGGTCTAGAGAGTTACTTCATTTGTCACACTAAGTCGCCTACCGAACGACATTCATTAGACGATAAGCGTGATGGAATGACGGAACAGTTTGAATCTCTCGAAAGGTCTCTTGTCAAGGTGTTTGAGTATCACCAAGAACATGGTTCTTTCCCTTGGAGAATTGAGGGTTTCTTACCTCAAGACAACAACCGATCTGAAAGGGAGCTCGTTACATTATGAACCATGTGAATCAACAACTCAAAACACAGTGGGGTTCATACTCGGATCGTCAAGATAGTTTTGACGATTCCGAGGACATCTCTCGATTCATTACAATGGTCGGTGAGAGTCATCCCCTCAAAAAATATATTAAAAACTATATAGAGTTAGGGGACTATCGTTGGGTTTCTCATCCTGATCGCACTGATGATGATCCCGAGGGTAAGTATGGGGTTGACCTTGCACTTGTAGAGAGAGGTACTAATAAACGCATAGCCAACTTCGATCTAGAACGGTGGAGTGTTTGGAAGAAAGATTGGCCTCCTTTTTATAAGTCGATCCACTTCCTTGGACGTAAAGAAAAGTTTCTTCGGAAGGGTGTTCCTTTCTTCATGTGTTATCTAAACTATGATATGGATCGAGTTCTGGTGGTTGAGGAAGAGATTATTATCAAGTATCCCACAGTAGATACTCATTTCAAAAAGAAGTATGTCATTGACACCCTTAAAAAGATTCCCCTAACTCTAGGAAATATCTTTGGTAAATACTCCGAGAAAGAAAGTATAATGTTTCAAACGGGGGATTGACATCCCCATTTTTTTCTGTTATAATACCTATATCATTCTACAAAAGAGTACCTATGTCTAATTTTTATACGTCAGTTGTCCGTTTCGGCAACAAACTACTATACCGTGGTTTCGAGAACGGTCAGGAAGTAAAACATAGAATCCCATTCAAACCCACACTATTCATGTCCGGAGAAAGCGAGGAAGGTTGGACTACCCTAGACGGTATTCCGATGCAACCCGTTATCTTCGAATCCATGTCAGACGCCAAAGATTTCAACAAACGTTATGAGAACGTCTCTAACTTCGAAATCGCAGGCAATACTAACTATGTCGCACAATTCATTGCGGAAGAGTGGCCCGACCGTATCGAATATGACCGCAGTCTAATCAAGACCGCTAACATCGATATTGAGGTCTTCTCGGCCGATGGTTTCCCTGCCCCCGAAGATGCGGCACATCCTATTACCGCTATCTGTATGCGAGAGAACACAGGCACTTACTGGGTCTGGGGTTGTGGTGACTACACGCCCACGCGTGAGGATGTCCTATACATCAAGTGTGACAACGAGGTTGACCTTGTCCGCAAGTTCGTTCGACGATTCGAAGAGTATGCCCCTAACGTAATTACCGGATGGAACACACGATTCTTTGATATTCCCTATCTCCATAATCGAATGGTGAAACTGTTTGGTGACGATACTCTGGCAAAGCGTATGTCTCCGTGGGGACTCATCCGTGAACGCAACACCACTATCAATGGTAAATTGAACCAAGAGTTTATTCTCGAAGGCATCGAACAACTCGACTACTTGGAAGTCTTCAAGAAGTTCACCTACAATACTCTAGGACAACAGGAATCATATCGACTCGACCATATCTCCCACGTTGTGTTGGGTGAACGTAAACTCTCATATGCTGAACATGGAAATCTCCACACGTTATACGAGAAGGATTACCAGAAGTTTATTGACTATAACGTGAAGGACGTTGAGTTAGTACATAACCTAGATGTCAAACTCGACCTCATCGACCTTATCTTCACTATGGCCTATAAGGCGGGTGTGAACTATAACGACACTCTTGGTACTACCGCCATCTGGGATACCATCATCTATCGACTGTTGAACAAACAAAACATTGCCGTTCCCAAGAAAGTCGAGAAACCTAAGACACCATATTCCGGTGGTTATGTGAAAGACCCACAAGTTGGATCTCATGACTGGGTAACCTCTTTCGATTTAAACTCTCTATATCCCAATATCATTGTTCAGTATAACATGTCGCCCGAGACTGTCATGGATGGATTCCAGAACGGTGTGTCTGTGGATAAATTCCTAGATGGTACCGCAAACATAGGACAGCCAGGATACTCTGTAGCTCCTACTGGGATTCGATTCACGCATGATCGTGAAGGTGTTATCCCTACCGTAATTAAACAGTACTACACCGAACGACGCATCATAAAGAAGGAGATGTTGAAGTCCCAACAAGAGATGCAGACAAATCCGTCCAAGGAATTAGAATATAAGATTTCTTCTCTCGACAACCAACAGATGGCGATCAAGATTCTTATGAACTCCCTCTATGGTGCGTTGGGTAACCGATGGTTCCGTTACTTCGATCAACGTGTTGCAGAGTCGATTACTCTTGCTGGTCAACTTGCGATTAAGTGGGCAGAACGTGCAGTGAATGGTGCGATGCAAGATGTTCTCAAAACAGATGAGGACTACGTTGTTGCTATCGATACTGACTCTGTGTATATTCGCATGGGTGATCTGGTCGAGAAGTTTTCTCCGAACAATCCTGTTAAGTTCCTAGACAAGATATGCTCCGAGCACTTCGAGAAAGTTTTGGAAACATCTTATGCGGAGATGGCACTCGTCACTGGTGCGTATGAGAATCGTATGGAGATGGGTCGTGAGGTAATTGCAGACCGTGGTATCTGGATGGCAAAGAAACGATACATCCTGAACGTGCATAATAACGAGGGTGTCCAGTACGCAGAACCTAAACTCAAGATGATGGGTATCGAGGCAATCAAGTCATCAACTCCTTCGGTTGTCCGTGACAAGATGAAAGAAATCTTTCGTGTACTTGTGGAAGGTACCGAGGAAACTACACAGGGATTTATCCGTGACTTCAAGACTCTGTTCAAGTCTTTGCCTCCCGAAGAGGTGTCGTTCCCTCGCGGAGTCTCCAATCTTGAGAAGTGGAGAGATCGAGATACTATTTTCAAGAAGGGGACTCCTATACACGTGCGTGGATCCTTGTGTTATAACAATCTAATCAATCAGAGTAAACTAGGCAATAGGTATGAACTGGTCAAGCCAGGCGAGAAGGTAAAGTTTGTCTATCTGAAAGTTCCGAATCGTCTGGGTGAAAATGTCGTGGCGTATCCTCAACACCTCCCCGAAGAACTTGGTTTGCATAAACATGTAGATTATGACCTAATGTTCAGTAAGACTTTCCTAGACCCACTCGAACCAATTCTGGACGCAGTTGGTTGGACGGCAGAACCTCGTGCCACATTGGAGGACTTCTTTGGATAAGATTATAGAACATTGCTTCACCAAGGATGAAATATCAATTTATAAGAGAATACGAAGTCTCCAACAAAATGTCGGGAGAAGTTTAGAAAATTATATACGAGACAACTTCCTTAGTGAAGACGAGGGTGTTATATTCGTTGGCCGTGATAAGAATAGACCAGAAGGCGTAGATTTCATTATCGATGGCGTAGAATGGTCGGTAAAAAATGCTTGGAACACCGACAACCATTCTATGAAAAAATACAGGGAAGATAGAAACATAAACCATTGGTACAGGTTGAATAGAGACGGCTCGACCAATTGGGAAACTTTATTCGTTAGAGGGTTGTCGGAAAGTGGATTTCTAGAGTATATTACCGGAGAACAACAAGCATCATTGGAAGATTTCTTCGATTGACAGACACACCACTTTATGATATAATGGTCACATGAATTACGAATTAACTATATTTAAAAATCAGTTCGATAACAAGACCCATCGCCATATGGTTCTTGATGATTGGGACAAGTTCGTAAATGTCCTACTAAAAATGTATAGAGAGAAAGGAGAGAAAGGTGGAAATAATTCTAGTCCTCTTATTAGTCCTGCTGTTTTCGAAGTGGATACTACGCGTAGTAATAAATCTACTCGCTATTGGGGTGGTTGGTGTTGCGTTGATGTTGATGATCACGATTTCTCTAGTAATGTACGAGTCCTTAACCAACAGCTGCACGAACTCTTTGGGCAGTACGACTACGTTGTGTACAACACTGCATCAAGCAGAGACGACCATCTCAAGTTTAGAATCGTATTTCGATTAGACGAACATATTGATAATGACCGCATCAAAGCGTTCTGGTATGCACTGAATACTGAGTTGGGTGAACTGGGTGACCCACAGACCAAAGACCTCGCTCGCATGTATTATGTCCCCGCACAGTATCCGGATGCTGAGTCTTTCTTTATTACTAACCAAGGGGGTTCTCTAAACACCTCTGAACTGATTGCTAAACACCCATACCATGAAAAGACTGGTAATACCTTCCTAGACAGACTTCCAGTAGAGATGCAACAGGCGGTAATTCAACACCGTAAGGACAGTCTAAATAATACCGACTTCAGATGGTCGTCATACCGCGACTGTCCTTTCTGGCCTAAACGATTAGGCATCGAGTACCAAACAATCAACGAAACTGGTTGGTATTCTGGGATGTATAAGATAATGCTTGCGATTGCGGGTAATGCTTATGCGAAAGGATATCCCATCACTGCAACTCAGATTGCAGATATGTGTAGAGAGTTTGACCGTGAGACTGGTAGTTGGTATGAGAACAGACCCCTGACTGTAGAAGCAGACAGGGCATTAGAATATATTTACAGGAATAGTTAAATGAATAAAGTATTAGTAACAGGAGCCGCAGGTTTTATCGGTTCCCAACTCGCAAAACGTTTAATGGATCGCGGACTTACTGTAAAGGGAGTTGACAACTTCAACGACCACCTTTACACACCTAAGCTTAAAGTAGATCGGATGAAACACTTCAATCTAGATATCTGGGGATGTGACCTAAAAGACGAGATTAAACTAGAAGCACTATTGCGAGACTTCCGACCCGATACTATTATTCACCTTGCTGCAATGGCGGGCGTTCGGGATTCTATGGGAAAGGAGAAGTCGTACCACCAGAATAACATAGATGCTACACAGAACTTGATTGATATCTGTAAGCAACATCTTCCTGATACCCGTATCGTCTATGCATCAACCTCGTGCGTGTATGCGGGTTCTCCGGTTCCGTGGACTGAAGGTCAAGAGTCTGGTAAACAGTTGAACGCATATGGTTATACCAAGTGGGCAAATGAATGTCAGTTCCAGTCATCTGGACTGAACACTACAGGTCTACGATTTTTCACAGTATATGGGCCTTGGGGTAGACCTGATATGGCATTGTTTGACTTCACTAAGAATATACTTGACGGAAAAGAAATAACAGTGTATAATTACGGTGATATGAAACGTGACTTTACGTATGTGGAAGATATCCTTGATGGTATTGAGGTTGTCCTAGGCAACAATGATATCCCATCGGGAGAAATTTTCAATATAGGTCGTGGTGAACAAGTCGGATTGATGGACTTCATCTCCGAGATTGAGAAGAACACAGGTAAGGAAGCAATTAAGAATCTTGCTCCTAAACACCCTGCTGATACTCTAGAGACTTGGTCAAACACCTCCAAACTACAATCACTTGGTTATGAACCGAAGGTTAGTATTACAGAGGGCGTTGAAAAATTTTACGAATGGTATAAAACTTATAATGGGATTAAATAATGTCTAGAACAACACCCGAAGGAGAGATCTCAAGATTTCGAATAGGTATTGTCGGTCATGGTTTTGTTGGCCAGGCGGTCGAGTATGGGTTTATGCATCCTCTCGTGGACTTCAATTACTATGATCCAAAGTATGACACTGACCTTGACACTCTGAAGGATCTTCCGGCAGACCGTCACCCTAAGTGTTTCTTTATATGTGCACCCACACCATCCAATGATGATGGATCGGTAGATTCTTCTATTGTTGAAGCTTCGGTTGTTAAGTGCCTACACTATACCGATGCACTGGTTGTGGTGAAATCTACAATTACTCCAGAATCAATTGACCGTCTGTATTCTGCAATGAACAGAGAACAGGTCGATCGTTTCGTTTATAACCCTGAGTTCCTGACTGAGAAGAATGCTAAGGCAGACTTCGTTGGTGCTAAGTTCCACGTCATTGGTGGTATGCCCACAGCTGCAAGAGAACTTATTGACGTATATGAAATCTTTGGTGCGTGTGAGTCTAACGACTATCACCGAATGACTGCGTATGAGGCATCGTTTGTAAAGTATACTATTAACTCATTCCTGTCCACCAAGATTACATTCTTCAACCAGTTATAT